TTGGTCCATTCTGCTCCAGTCCATTCATATTGTGTACCAGTAGTTATGTTGGTCACATACTGCACCGCAGTTTCTCCCGCACTCACAAATACCACACGCCAACGTGCGCCATCCCACTCAATGATGTCATTGGCTGACGCCACCAACGGCTGTCCTGCTGTGCCTGCCCAGGCAGCAGGGTTGGCCACGTTGTCATAGGTACCAGTGCTTTCAGTCAACAAGTAACGAATGCCCACAACAGGTGCGGGCAACCCATCTCCAGGACCACTGATTAAGGGATCAATGATAGCGTCAATTGGATCTAGGGTATTTTGTGGTGCAGTGTCTGCATCTGGAGTAAAGATAACCAATCTATCATCGTCGGGATTGATCACAATGGTGCCAATAATGGGCGGGCTGTTGCTGTCGGGTGGCGTGTCCACAGGACGGTTCAATCTAATCTGACTGATACCTGGACGCAACACGCCGTAAGCTGAAATCACAGCAGGCCACAGCAGTGGTGAATTGGCCACAATAGCAGTGGGATCTAGATCAGCATAAGCACCGTTGGGCACTATGGTACGAGCCGGCAGCACTTGAATTTGATTGTTGATCACAACCAGTTTGTAACCCCACGGTGTAAACATGGGACGAGTTCCCAGCAACAGGTCGTTGTTGGTTATGGCATCAGCAGCGTCACCTTGTGCGTCAAAGATGCCGGCAATAATGCGTTCCACCACACCCAGTTTCTTGATCTTGGCCGGAGATGATATCCAAATGGGCATGGAGAATTTGATGCTGGCAATGTCAATTGGGTTTTCTGTGCCCATTGGAATAGTTCGTGAACTCCAACTCAGCTGATCCAAATACATCACACTCAAACTTGACCAGTCAATGTAGTTGTCTGTGCTTTGCAGTTCTAGCGAAGGATTGAACAGGGTCAAAATTTGCTCAAATAATTGCAATTTCTGATTGGTGTTTGATGTCCAAATATCCAGTGTAATACTCAGTTTATATGGCACAGGCATCAGTCGTTCAATAGTGAATGCATTGCCTTGTGTGGTGTCATATGATTCTGTAGCTGAATCATATGTGCGTTGGCGTACTGAGAATCTATCCACAAAGGTAGGATCTTGTATGCGTGGTCTATCGTATTCAAGATTGTTGATGTAGAAAGTCATCAGCGGAGTTGATGGCAAGGCACTGGCAGAGTTTTCTTGAATGATAGTCTGTGCATTGCGACTGGAATCACCATAACGCACAGGCACACGCAACAGAGTGGCTTTGTTTACGCCGTCAGTTTCGTTGCCGTACTCAATTTGGAACCCTGAAAAGATTCTGGTAAATTGCAGCAGGAACCTGCGTATTTGTGCGTCATAAAAAAATTGTTGCATGTTTATCTTGAAAAAGGTGGTGGTGGGTTGGGTGGCAAGAAGCCGCCTTGGTCGCCATTGTCTGCTTTGGGTTTGAGAGCTTGACTCAAACTCTGACGCTGTGGTACAGCACCCAAGTCATTGGTATTGGTAGTGTATGTATTGTTCACAAAGCCCGAGCGTTGTGTTTGATTGGTTGCGGCATTGTCTAGTTGTGTTCGCACTTTTTCCTCTATCTTGATCCATGTTCGCCCGTTGTAGCGGAACAGTCTGTTGGGTTTGTAGTCCAATCTCAAACAGTAATCGCCTACTACTGCATTTGTTGGAAAGCTCACACCAGGAGTAACAGGCAAGCCGTTAGGAGCAAAGCCATCACCAGTAAGATAGCCTGCGGTGTAACCATCTGCTCGTGGAGTGATGTTCATGCCACCTTGTGTGCCGTCTGTTGTGGTACCATCAATTGTGGTCAAACTGGTTGGGTTAGCAGGCTGTCCATCTTCAAGCGTGGCCACAACATAGAACTTTTCAACGTCGTATCCACTGAGTGGAACTTCCACATTGGCCTGAGCCAGTATGTCGTCATTGATCTGTTGATCTTTGGGTCTAGTGCTCTGCATGTCAGAGATTGTGGGCGGAGTATACTCCGACCAATAAGTTGTGTCTGTAATTTCTGTGCCAGCAGGAACATTTCTAGTGGCTCGGTAATAAACGTCACCGTAGTTCACAATGCTGCCACTAGGGTAGAAATCACCTGGATCCCAAATGTATTCAGACACAAATGGCTTGTCTAGTATGCTGTTGTATTCTTGTGCGTTGGTTAGTGGTGTGGCCTTGATGCGCCACAAGTGTGGCAACCAAGTTTGGCTGAAGCCTTCTCCTGCAAAGTTGGCATCTTGTATCACATAGTATCTAGGCAAAGCCAGGGGCAAGGCAGCATTTAGGGGGTTGTAATCTTTCAGGTTTGGCACTTCGATAACATCACCGTTCATGAGCTTGCGACCAAATGTGTCTATCATGTCGTTGTAGTGAAAGGTCACAAACAAGGTATCCGAGTTCAGAAACAATCCAAACTGGGTTAAGTCAAAGTCCACATCCTGTACACGATACACACCGCGCATGACATAAATGTCTGGGTCGTACACTCTGTCTCTGTTTTCCAGTAACAGCAAGTCTTGAATGTTTAAGGGGCTTTGGGTATCATAAATGGGCTGTGTGGCATCAGCATTGCCCGACAGCGCAGAGTCCTCGCCACCAGTTTGTGGGCCCAGATACTTGTGAACATAGATATCTAATCCGCCCACAGTGTACATTTCACTTATGGTGCGGTCAAAAAATTGGTAGTCTCTTGTGCGATTTGGACGGTATAAACTTAGGCGTGGCATAGTGTATATTTATGGGCAGGTTGACCAATAATTCACAACCTGTTATACTTTGGGCATGAAAGTAGTTAAACTAGACCGTAGATTTCGCCAATACAAACAGCATGGGCATGTGATTGCTGTGCGATGTGATACTTGGCTGGGCGAAGGCATTCCTCTTGAAAAAATATGCAAGGCCAAACTGGGAGACCGTGGCTACATGCCCGATAATGACTGGTATGCTTATTTTGGCAAAAACAACGGCCGCGCCAACCGCCCATTCTGGATCTCCTTCCGCAGGGAAGCAGATCTTACTTTAGTACTACTTTCTGCCTGATTGACCAAATAATCAAAATCTGCTATAATACACACTTGTTCACTACAGGAGCCTGTATGCAAAAGGCAGCAAATTTTGTTGCAAAGTACTCTACTGCTAACAAAAGCAAAGCAGTCTTGCCCTATGACAAAATAAAAGCCACAGAAAAATGGCTGGAGTACAGTTTAGACATTGTAGACATGAATCGTATTTTGATGAAGTCTGACTTCAACACAAAATGGCAATTGATGGAGGCCCTTGATGTTGCAGAGCGCAAGAGAAAATACATGTACAACCACAAAAACTTTAATCTCAAACGTGCCATGCAATTGTTTGACCTCTGCCGAGATTTAACTACAAATAAGTAAGGACACATATGAGCACCACATTCAAAATTAAACTGCTAAACCCCCGCAGTTCCGACACCAACATCTTGGGCATGGAGCCAACTTGGCAAGTCCAGCCCACTGAGTATCGCACCAGTCGATTGAGCAAGGCATTCTCCTGGTACAACTATTTCTACGGCAAGAAAGATGCCCGGGACATGATTGTGAACTACTTGGAAGCGCATGACCGCCGGGCAGATGTGCGCCTGCTCAAAGGTATTCCGGACTCGGCAATTCGACTGACCACAGGTTGGTTGTGCCGCATGAGCATGGTAGGGCTGGAACTGCATGACGCAGAACAACTCAAATTGCAAAACCAATTGAGAGAAATCTTGGATAGCAAGCAGAACGAAGTTGTGGCTGAAGCAGTAGTGGAAGATGCCACACCAAGAATTACTATTCAAGACAGACTGCGTGAAAAAGCGTCAGAGTGCAACGGTGAACTGGATGGCATGTTTGACGAGTTTATGTTGAGCGGCGCCAAAATGACCGCAGACTTCAAGCCTGTCACAATCATGCGTGGGCTTAATGTAGCACCGCAAATGATCAGCCAAATTGCCGACAACTGGAAACGCAAACTCTCAGAGTTTGAAACAGTGGCGGAGGGCAAGGACGCACAATTGGTAGAAGCCTACAGTTACCTTTCCAAAATACAACTGCGAAATGTTATAAAGTTTTGCGAAGCCGTTGTGAACGACTGCGGTGCTTATGTGCAGATCAAGAAAGTGGAACGCAAACCACGCAAAGTCAAGGCAGTGCCACCCGAAAAGCGAGCAGCCAAATTCAAAATTCAGGCAGAGTTTGCAGAACTCAAACTCAAGTCATTGCCTGCCGCAAGCCTTGTGGACAAAGCAGAAGCCTGGTTGTATGACAGCAAAAAACGCAAACTCATCCACCTTGTGGCAGACAGTCACACACAATCATTCACAGTCAAGAACAACTCCGTCATTGGGTTTTCAACTGTGGAAACCATGCAAAAGACTCTGCGCAAGCCAGCAGAACAGCTCAAGGGCATTGTGGGTGCAGGCAAGCCAGCGGCCCGCAAGGCGTTTAAGGATATTAAAGCCACAGAAACTGCCTGGAATGCCCGAGGCACAGAGAACTTGATCATACTTAAGAGTTGGTAACATGAAAAAAGTTTTAGTAACATTTGGTGACAGCTGGCCTGAGGGATCTGAATTAGGTAGCAATCGAACATATGGCAAACTATTGCAAGAACAAATGGGATTTGATGAGTTTTATAACTATGGTGCTGGAGCAACCAGCAACGAACATCTAGTAACTCAGCTACAGTCATATTTTCAAAAACATCACAAGCCTGACTATAAAACTACCGCAATATTTTTTCTAACTAACCCTCATCGTAGCGCATATTGGCCAAAAAATTATGGGTGGCACAATTTTGGCCAGCCTCCCAAGCACTGGACTGATAACGATAAACAAATGTTTATAAAAGCATGGTTGCATTTTCACAAAGAAGAAATTACAAACATGCGTAGCAATCTAGTAGTGACTACGTTACAACAATGGTGCAAAAATTGCGGAGTGGATGACTATTATTTTTCAGGATGGATCAAATATCCTGTTTGGTATCCCAGTGTAGATGTCAGTAAAATTTGGGCAAAAGGCTTAGAAACAGTAGGAGATTGGTTTGGTGCCCCAGCACATACTGATGAGGTGTTAACTGACATAAAAAACAATCCATATGTGTACCCAAATTTGTGCCATCCAAATAAACTAGGACACCAGCTGATAGCTGATCGATTGCAGGATTGGATACAATCTAAACAATAAATACAGGGACCAGGAGTCCCTATGGCAGAACAGCAAGACACACTTTCTCAGCTTAAACAAAATCTCATTGAATATGTACAGCTTCAGCTGGGCAGCCAAATTATTGATTTGGAACTAGATCCAGCACACTATGAATCCGCGTATGCCAAAACAATTGGCACTTACCGTCAGCGAGCACAAAATGCCTACGAAGAAAGTTACAGTTTCTTCACCCTTGTCAAAGATGAAAATATCTACACACTGCCGCAAGAAGTAGTGAGTGTGCGACAGTGTTTTCGTAGAACTTTTGGTGACTCAACTGGACCGTTTGCCAGTAACTTTGATCCGTTTGCACAGGCATCATTAAACGTTTACTTGATGAATTTCAACGTGGCCGGTGGTCTTGCCACATACGATTTCTACAGTCAGTATGTTGAACTAGCCGGACGTATGTTTGGAGCCTATTTCAACTATACATTTAATCCTGTGACCAAGAAATTGCAGTTGATACGTGATCCTAAAAATACTGGCGAAGCTGTGCTGATTTGGACTTACAATTTGAAACCTGAAATTAACTTGCTCAGTGACTTTCAAATTCAGCAGTGGATTAAAGATTACATGGTAGCCAACTGCAAAATGATCATTGGCGAAGCACGTGAAAAGTTTGGCACTATTGCCGGACCACAAGGTGGTGGCACTTTGAACGGCGCTGCCATGAAATCTGAAGCACAAACCCAAATGGACGGCCTACTTGAACAACTCAAAATGTACGTAGATGGCTCACAACCGCTTACCTGGGTTATTGGTTAACACCGCAGTAGACACGCAGCGATAAATCTGTTATAATCATCAAATGGACCTGATGATTGATCTGGAGGGCTTGGGAACAGGCCCTGACACTACTATTCTTACCATTGCCGCACAGGCATTTGATCCGTTTGGCGCAGGCCACTACGAGCAATCATTCTACGCCAGAGTCACGTTAGAAAGCCAAGAAACTCGTAGCATACAACAAGGCACCATAGAGTGGTGGGCCACACAACCTGCTGTGGTGCGTGACGAAGCGTTTGCTGAAGAAGATCGCATACCTTTAGATCAAGCACTTGACGGCTTGGGTAAATTAATTTGGCATGCCAAGCGTGTGTGGGCGCAAGGCCCAACATACGACATGAACATCCTGGAACATGCCTACAAGAGCTATAACAAACCCTTGCCCTGGCAATACTACATGGTGCGGGACAGCCGCACAGTGTTCTCGTTATGGCCTGAACAACCCATGCCTCCTACCACTCACCATGCACTAGAAGACTGCCGCAGACAAATTGGTATGCTGCAAAATACACTTAAATACCTCAACGTTCGGGAGTTAAAATGATCATTGGCATCTGTGGATTCATTGGGTCTGGTAAAGACACCATTGCTGACTATCTGGTAAATTTGCATCACTTTCGTAGAGAAAGTTTTGCTTCAACACTGAAAGACGCTGTGGCACAGGTTTTTGGCTGGGATAGAACCATGCTGGAAGGACGCACAAAACAAGCCCGTGAATGGCGCGAGCGTGTGGATCCGTGGTGGGCCGAACGCCTGGGCATGCCCACACTAACACCACGTTGGATCTTGCAATACTGGGGTACCGAAGTGTGCAGAGCAGGATTCCACGATGACATCTGGATTGCCAGCTTGGAAAACAAACTGCGTCACAGCCAAGATGATGTTGTAATATCAGATTGCCGTTTCCCTAACGAAATTCTAGCTATCAAAAACGCTGGAGGGCGTGTGATCCGTGTGGTGCGTGGCCCAGAACCCGACTGGTACTCACTGGCTGTAAGTCGTAATCGTGGACCAAATGGCAATTCAACCTGGGCGCTGAGTCAGCGCAAGTTAGAGAAGTTGGGCATTCACGCCAGCGAAACTGCTTGGGTTGGAACTGAATTTGATGTTGTGTTAGACAACAATGGCACTCTAGACGATTTGTATCAGCAGGTCAAGAGTCTGGTTCAAGATCGCCCTGCCGCCACGGAAGATCGCTCTTAGACAGTTCTACTTCGCAGTTTCTACAAACTGACTTGAGATTCTTAAGTGCGGCATTGTTTAAATTGCCATCTATGTGATACACAAAGATTTGGCCAGCATATTTGGCTTTGAATCCACAGCGATCACAGCTCAGTTTTTTCTTATAGCCCGCTGACTTCCAGCGTGGCTCTCTAGGTTTTAACCCACGTCCCTTTCTGGCACAGTTCTCACACCGTGATCGATAGTGTGTGATATCTTCACGAATGTAGTTTACCGCACAAGGGCGTTGGTGACAGGATTGACAAATGGGTCTCATACGGTATTTAGCGGCAGGACCTTTGCCAAAGGTGTTCAAAACGGCTGTTTTTTTCAAGGTCTCTATAAATATTAGAACTTGAAAAGGATTCAACCATGGCTCTCACATCACCCGGCGTACAAGTAACAGTAATTGACGAAAGTCAGTATATTCCATCAGCAGTCAACACAGTACCATA